ACCTTTAAATTTACCAACCTTATAAATAACCGTCGCTAAACCAGCACCAATCAATAATTCTTTTGTGCTCATGTCAATTACCTCCTTATGATTTCTTTCATAATAGAAGTTGTTAGTTACGCGTTTACACATCCTTCCTATCAAAACATGTTTCCCAACGTTCTCGTGGTATTGGTTTTATTTTAAGAGCCCACATGATTTGTCTAATCGTAACCGTGGGATATAAACCGTCCGCAGCCGTACCAGAGCGATCTTCGAAATATTTGATAAACTTCGGATGTAAATATATAGCGTCTGTCAACCAAGGATCAATCTCATCCCACCAGGTTGTTTTAGTATCTCGATCATATCGCTGTTGAATTATCGCTAGACCTTTATCATTTATCTTAAATAACGTACATCTGTCATAAACGGGATGATTGCAAATATATGTATTGCCGTACATGGATGAATATACAGTTGGTTTTTCATAATGATATCTCATATAACACCTCGAAAAAGAAAAGCCCGTGTTACTAACGAGCTCGCCTTTCTTCTGCTTGTCTTCTTCTACCTTCTACTTTTTGGATAATATCTAACACTTCCCATTCGTCAAGATCTCCGCACTCTCTACAAATTTCATCATTGGTATATCCTTTCGAATACATTGCATGAATCTTTTTATAATTAAAGTCCTTCTGTTCTTTTGTTCTGTTATACATGTTTTTACCTCCTTAAAATTACATTGGTTTACATAATACCGGTTGTAACGCACGCGAAATAAAAAGAAAAGGCTATGTTTCCACAGCCTGATCTCTTAGACGTATCATAATCTTGGAAGTAGTTTGATTATGTTACCAATGAAACCTCTACCCATTATTGTCGTAACCGTTCCTTTCTCTTCGAATTCGAAAGATTTGATTGTACCCCAAACGATAACACCTATCGGTGCTCCAACACTAACCGCAGCTATAATATTCTTGATCAATCGATCCTTTCGATCCTCTTCCATCTGAGCCTGTTTCAAATCGATTTCTTTCTGTCGATCCTCACTCTCGATTTTGATTCTTTCAAGTTCGATTCTCTTGTCTAAAAGCTTGGCTATACCTTCAACACCTTTAGTGTACCCTTCAGAATCCATACTCATTTTTCCTAATTCTTCGAGTTCTTTGGTTATTCTCTCATCTAATAATGTTTCATTTTTCATTATCGTCTGCTCCTTTCTTAATACGTTTTCATAATAGCAGCTGTTATTTCTGCGAAAGATCCGCATTGTGATCAACTTTGAATACGATTCTATTCTTTTTGAGCATGACGTCGTCATTTTCTACAACTAATCGAAAACGAAGCGATTCCGGAATTGAATGATCGATTTTAAGTGTTCCGGCTACATTGATACGGTTTGTAAAAATAAACATAGCCAGTAGACCAGTAATAAGACCTCCGATAAAAGCAATACAATAAAATAACCCAATTGACATGACTTCCTCCTTTCTAAATAATCATGAGATAACTTTAACATCCATCACAGTCGTCTGAGTACGGATTATTAATCTAGAATAAAAATATGTAATCTAGGTTAAAAAAAAATGAAAGTGTATGCTCATGCATGTCCGTGATACTGTTGTCTGTTTTTTAGGGACCGCAATCCCGTATACTCATGCATATCCGTAACACTTTTGTCTGCCACACTTTCCTTCATTATATAAATTGTAATTTTCGCGAACAAAAAAAGAGCCTCAACGGGCTCAATCTTCATTAAGAGATTTCATGATCTCCATGAATTCACTACTATTAACTTTTATTTCTACATTTGTTTTGATATTGGTTTCCCCATCAATAACATTGAGATCCAATTCATGAAGCTGAATATTTACTTTATATCCATACTTCTTATAAACGGCTCTCGCAATTAATTTTGAAACCAAACCTCTCATAAATCTAGTTTGTAATTTAATTTTAACTTCATCCATTATCGTTCCTCTCCTTTCATTAAAGGAGATGTAAATGGCGCGTCATCTCTCTTGACTAAGCAGCCAGAAGAATTTTCTATACCTGTCATAATACATATCTTTACCACACGGAATATCCATCCTGGTTCTTAGATACGTATACGATAGACCCTCTGTAACCGCTTTTAAAATATATCTATGCAAATACGGATCTGCTCGTAATGCCACAGATTCAAGTAATTCAATTCGCTCCATATAATATGTTTTGAGTAATACTCGCTTAGCCGTTGGATCTCCTGGTAGATTACTTGTCCGTACCCCATCCACAACCGCTAATGATACGGTCATATCATCCAACTCAGAATATGCTTTCTTCCATAAAGGATATTGTAAGCAAAAATGTTTCAATTCATAGTGCCGGTGTTTGTCGATATAATACTTATTTTTCATTGAGATTTCTGGTCGAATTAGTGTTGCCATGTTTCTTTCCTCCATGTAAAACTTTCTTCATAAACTCTTCTGTAGATTTAATTAACTCTTCTCTACTACATGACTTACTTGATGTGACTCGTATAATTGCGTTATCGTACTTATACGTCTTTTCCATATCCACCTCTCTATAACTCCGGGGCAATTGTTACTATTGTAATATAATAATTATTGTTGTCACCTGCGTACGGGTTATCACGGAATTTTAAATCTAGATTAAATTATCTAACTAGTTGTAATTTCATTCCTTTTCTAGTAATATGTTCACAAGAAAGGAGGATATTAAATATGTTTAAAGAATATCCAAAGTTTTACAGCAACAGAACAAAGAAATACGGACGAAAGTCTAGGATGGATGACCCATTACTTTCAGTCGAGGAGGTGTTAGAAAAGCATAATAAAATATTGGATGAATATGCCGAGAAATATATCGTCGGTGGTCCTATACCAGAAGAGAATTGTTATATGGAAGTAGGAAGTGGTGAATCACTAAAAGAACGTCCTGAAATAACGAGATTATTGAAGGATATCGAAGACCCAGAAGTTCAAGCCATAATGGTAGTAGACGTACAAAGGTTAAGTCGTGGTGATCTTGAGGATGCTGGTAGACTTATCAGAATACTCCGATATACAAATACGTACGTGATCACACCTATGAAGACTTATGATCTACGAGATGAATATGATAGAGATGCTTTTGAACGAGAATTAAAACGAGGTAATGAATATCTAGAATATTATAAGAAAATTCAAGCTCGTGGAAAACTTGCTAGTGTAAAAGATGGTAACTTCTTAGGTACTTTCGCACCATTTGGATATGATAAGGATGTTATAGTCGACGGTAAGAAAGAGTGTCATACATTAAAAATAAATGAAGAAGAAGCCGAATATGTTCGAATGATCTTTGATTGGTATTGTAATGAAGATATCGGAGTTACAGCAATTTGTAGAAGATTAGAAGCTCTAGGAGTTAAAACGAAGAGGGGTAGTTTCATATGGAAACCAACTACAATCTTTAACATGTTGAGTAACGAACATTATATAGGATATGTTAGATGGAACTTCCGCAAGACTGTAATAGTTATAGAGGACCAGGAAATAAGAAAGACTCGTCCGAAGCCAGAAGAATATCTTCTTTTCGAAGGTAAGCATGAACCTATAATATCAAAAGAAATATTCGATAAAGCGCAGCGAATAAAAGGTAAACGCCACCGCACAAATACAAATAAAACTTTGAAGAACCCTTTAAGTGGTTTGGTGTTTTGTAAGAAATGTGGTTCGGTTATGACATATAATACCTTTAGAAGAAAAGGTGTTGAATATCATGCTCCAATATTACATTGCGGTAATCAAGTGCATTGTAAGACTGGATCGGTAGACTTCCAAGAAATAATGGAATATACATGCCGAATATTAAAAGATTGTATAGAGGATTTCGAGGTTCGTGTTAAAGAAAATAAGAATGATTCAGCGAAACTTCATCTGGATTTAATAAAGCGTTTGAAGGCTAAAATGGAAGAGTTGGAGAAAAAGGAATTAGCTCAATGGGAAGCCCTTCATGATCCTGACCCAGCGAAGCAAATGCCTAATGAGATATTCCAAAAGCTAAATAAAAAAGTACTTGAAGAGAAAGAGGAAGTTCGACAAGCATTATGTAAAGCTGAGGATTCCGCCCCCGTACAAATCGATTACAAGGATCAGCTTCTAAAATTTACAGATGCGTTAAATATGTTAAAAGATCCGGACATTCCGGCCAAAACAAAGAATCAATATTTAAAAGAAATAATAGAACGTATGGAATATGAACGTCCAGCCCCTATAAGATTAAGTAGAGAAAACAGACATCTATATCCGGAAGATTTTGCTAGAGGGATGGCGTACCATTGGGAACCATACAAAATATCAGTCAAACTCAGGGTTTAAAACCGTGAGTTAAATTTACACCCATCTTAGGGAGCATGTATAAGCACATTCATGAGG